CACCAGATACTCTTTTAAAGGTACACCAAACTGGAACTTCTGGAAATAGTTATTTTGAGGGGTCAGTTCAAATTGGTGGTGCTAATGCGTCATATGGTGCAATACTGGGATATAGTGCTTTAAATTCAGGTCGTGTAAATATTTCAAATCTCAATAATGCTGGTGGTGCAGATGCCACAATAAAACTTGGATTTGGTGCTATCACTACTGGTGAGCCAGCTAACCCTGTAATGACTGTGAATCAGTCTGGTAACGTAGGAATTGGAAATACTTCACCAGAAGCAAGATTGGATATTCAAGATGGTAACATTGCACTAGTGGTGGGTGCTGATAATGGGGCAACATCTATGACAGATGCTACAACCAAGACTGCCAGAATGGGTGTTCACCATTATACCAATGACGAAGAACCATTAGCAATACTTGTAGCTGATTCACAATCTACTACAGGTACTCTTTCTATTGGTGGTGGCACTAGTACTTTGAATGCCACATCCTTTATCAAGTTCTATACTGCAGCCGATGGTACTACAACTACTGGAACTGAAAGAATGTCGATTAATAATTCTGGTGTGGTTTGTTCAGCTTGTTGTTTCCTCAGCCCAGTTGTTTGCGGAAGTAGTTGTGTTTCGTCTCCCAAAGTATTTGCTACGGATTTTTGTTTCCATACAGGTGATAATGGAACTTTCGGTAAGGCACAAACCAATAATGCAAGTACTTCATCATTAGGGGTGATTCAACTAGGAACTAATAACGTTGTAGACCCACACCGAGACGGTGATGGTAGTGCTGGTTCTGGTAGTATATTATTTCATATGCTTCAAGCTGGACTTTACAATAATAATAAGGCAGGGGCCCAGCAAGCCACTCAAGTTGGTTATTGGAATAATATATGTGATACTGATACAGATAATAACGAAACTCATTCTTTATTGTTACAGATAGGTCATACTAATACTATCAAGAATAACTATTATTTAGCTGGTACTGGTACTTGTGGGAAATATACTAAATATGGAGCTGCAATCGGTAATTGTAATTCAATAGATAAAACGGGTTATTATTGTGCTGGTGGTAGTTGTTATTATTACGGCTCTGTGGCAATGGGAAATTGTAATTGTGTTCAATGTGAGGGTGGTGTTGCTGTTGGAAGTAAGAATATAGTTGCAACAGGTGGGAATTCTTCAGCTATTGGTTATAATAATTGTGCTTGTGCTCAGAATGCCTCAGCAATTGGTTTTTCTAGTGTTGCAACTGGTCATTATTCAACTGCAATTGGATATGACGCAAGTGTATCAGCTGAAGGTCATATGGCACTGGGAGTTTATAATTCAGGTGATTGGGTTTGTACCAATGGAGGTATATGTGCTGCTGGTGATATGGTTGCATGTACTTCAGATAGAAGATTGAAATGTAATATCTTGACTATTACTTGTGCAATCGAAAGATTGAAGAATATTAGAGGTGTCAGTTTTGAATGGGATAGAGATTATATCAAAAAAGAAGGTATAAAATTCTCGCCTAGAGAAAAATCTACAACTTACGGATTTATTGCACAAGAACTTGAAGAATCAGTTCCAGATGCTGTTCTTGAAGCACCATTTGCAGAGGCTATAAATAAGAAACTTACAGATAAAGAAAAATATAAGACTATTAAACCCGAAAAGATTATACCATTTTTAGTTGAAGCTTCAAAAGAACAGCAACTCACGATTGAAAAACAACAACAACAAATAAATACTTTAACATGTCAGGTAGAAATGTTACTGAAAAGGTGTGCATAGATGTCTTATACAACTAATAGTTGCTACGATTGTTGTTTAGTATACCCATCATATAGTTGTATCTATACTCCATATAATGATCCCTCTTTTTATGAAACATTAGCAGCATCAGGGAAAATTGGTCTTGGAACGGTAGATACAGATAGAAGTATTAATATTGAGTTTGGGGGTTCAGCACCACATGGTATATCAGAATATAGTAGTTGTGGTGGAGCTACTCATACTGGTGATACTAGAGCTTTTTCTGATTTTTACGGAACTTCAGTTGCATGTAATCCACCAGTAACTAATGCACTATGGACTCATTATGATTTTTCTGGATGTTCTACTGGAGAAGTTTCGGCTGTATGCACTACATCTGCAGCTGCAGAACAGCAGTGTTTAAGAGTTGCATGTGCTAATGTGGGAAGTTATACTTATACTGACCAAACTGCTTGTATCTGTACTCTTGTTAGTAATGGTATAAGTAATAATTATCTTTATGGAGAAAACCACAACACTTTTTATACTTGTGCAGGTAATGCTTACTGGGGAGATACTACTGCACCATATGATAATAGTGTATTTCTGGTTTTTAAAAGAAATACTTTAGGTTATTACCATATAATTAGATTTAACACTGGATATTGTGGTTATTTACAATGTTATTATGGCTTTATTTACCCTTTTTATGCTGGTCATATGTGGCAGGATTATAATCATGGAACTTTTATGGGTCAATGTCGATATCTGAATCTTATTGTTTATGGGTCAGATAAATGTAACTGGGGTCAGTGGGCTAGGGGTAATTCATGTACTAGTGGAGCCACTCAGGTTCTTAGTAATTTTGATGCACACATATGGGGGCATAGGATTAATATTGGGTGTGTCTCTGGAGCTCTGGATTCAGACCAAAAAACATGTTGGCAATTCAATTTTAAAAATTGTTCACAAACTCAGGCAAGTTTTGATTCTGCTTGTTGTACTTGGGCTAGTACCGCTGGCCAGTATTGGCAAAGATGTGCAGGTGCAGCGGGAGGTAAAGATTTTTTCAATGGCCATTATTATTACGCTGCAACGTGTTATTTGTCTAGGATATCACAATGTTTTGCTATAGGGGAATATCTACATTATTGTTGTAGGTTGACAGATACCGAATGGAATAATACTTTCACATACTTAATAAATAAGTGGTCTGTAACTGGTGGAACGGGAAATTGCTAATGATATTAGAAACAACTATAAATATACCTGAGTTTTATTTTGGTATGTCCTATTCTGATGTTCAAATAAAACTTATTAATGAATCTACTGATTTTAAACCTTCTGAAATAGCAATTGCACAATTAATTATAAATAATTCTCACTTAGGGGAAGAATTTCATATTAGCTTAGATGATCTTAAGGAAAATAATCTTGAGGAATTGGTAGTACAAGGTATTACAGAGATGATAAATAGTACTAGAGAATAAAGTAAGGAGATTATAGATATTATGTCTGAACAATTAACTTTAGACCAAACTGAATTGACAGAAGCACAAACCCACATTAATCTGATCCAGAAAGCATACAGAAAACTGGAATCAGCACAATATGCAGCTAGGGAATTAGAAAACGATTTTCGTGATCTAATTAACACCCATATCCAATCAAAAGGGGGTGATCCTAATCTACAATATACCCTGAACACAGATACAGGTTCTCTGGAAGTGGTTCAGCAAGAAGGAAATACTGAAAATGGTCAAGGGGAGTGGAGTGATGTTGATGGAAAACCTATACCATCTTCAGAAGAAGTTGATCCAACAGGAAATTTCAATTTTGGAGGAGATGAAGCTGAGGATGTCTAATGGCAACTAAGATACCTTTACGAGCAACTTTTGATGGTAGTAATAATCCAACTGGAATTGCAGAATTTCAGACAAATGAGTTTGTGCCAGTATCTCATGGAGGTACTGGCCTAGGAACTTATAGTGATAACCAGATATTAGTAGGTAATACTTCTAATACTCTTGTGCCGAAAACTCTTACTGCAGGTACTGGAATTACTATAACTTCTGGAAGTAATACGATGGAATTAAGTGCTTCTATAGATGTTCCTTCTGCAACACCCACAGTGATAGGTGGAATTACAGTTCAAGCATCATCAACGAGTGGTTTAACTTTAGGTATTGGAGAAATTGATACACATACCACGAATGCTAATGGTAGTGGATATAGTCTTAATGACCGACTTAAAATTAATTCAGGAGATAAAAATTCTATATTACAGCCCTCAAACTTAACAGGAAGTGGGTTAGCACTAACTACAAACATGCTTCAGAAAGGAAGTGGATATAGTTCAACAGGTTCAGGTGTTGCAACTCTTACTGCTGGAAGTGTAACTGGTGTATCTATTGCTAACGGAGGAACAAATTACAGTAATGCAACAGAAGTTGCAACTACAGGAACTTACGGAACGGGATTAACAGTTGATATTACAGTAACCTCTGGAGAAATAACAGGAATCACTGTTAATAAAGGGGGTTCTGGATATTTTGTTGGGGATACTATTTCTGTTTCTGGTGGTGATTCAAATGCAACCTTTACAGTATCTACTGTTACTGGTGGTATTGTTGTCAGTGGTTCTATTGCAACTGCAGGGTCTAATTATACTCAAGGAACTAATCAAAATACTACAGGTGGAAATGGAACAGGATTAACAGTCAATACTACAGTTTCGGGAACTTCGATTACAGCAATTGATGTTAGTTATGGTGGTAGTGGTTATTTAGTAAATGATGTTATAACTGTTTCTGGTGGTAATACTGACGCAACTTTTACAATTACAGAAGTCAAGGGAAATGGAAGTGGGTATACAGTAGATTTTACAGCTAATCAAGCTGGGGATTTAGTTCATGCAAAACAGACGGATGCTGCAATACAAGTAGGGCCTGGATCTGGTAATAATAATGTAATTTCATATATTAATGTCGATAAATATGGACATATAAGTGGATCTATAGAAACTAAAACAATATCAATAGATGCTCAAGCAGATGCTGTGGCAATGGCAATTGCATTAGGATAAAGATATGGCCAACGATTTTCAATTACACGTAAAAACTGTTAATGCTACATCTACTGCAGATTTTGTTCCTGATGGAACAACTACTATTCTTGATACTGCTGAAGTGGTAGTTCATGCTTTATATCTAACCAACGATAGTTCTTCTACAGATACTAATGTAACAGTTCAGATAACAGATGGCAGTGGAAATTTAAAGGGATATATATTCAAGAGCTTAGAAGTTCCTGCAGGAACTACTGTGAGTTTAGAAAAGCCAATCAATTTACCACAAAGTTCGGTAGCAGGAACTACAAGAAAATTACAAATTTCAACTGGTAGTCAAAAAATTCATGGAACGGCTTCAGTATTGGTGATAACATGATAAAGTATATAGGAACTGATACAAAAAGTGAAAAGAAAAAGAATAAAAAATTTATAGACTTAACTCTTTTAGATGATGCAGATCATACAAAAAAGATCGTATTAGAATCACATTATGATAGCACTTCACCGGCTCAATTGGAGCTTAAAATTACAGATGGTTCTACGGGTGAAATAGTGATAGACTGCGGAACTATTTAATAGGAGACTCTTATGGCAGACCAAACACCTCTTAAAACTGTTACGGATGGAAGTGGGAATATAACTAGTCTAGGTGAGTTTGCCACGACTGATACAGTTGGGGTTAGTAATGGTGGAACTGGGAGTACTTCCTTTTTAGCCAATAGACTATTATTAGGAAATGATACTAGTGCAGTAACAACAGTCCAGAGAAAAGATATTAAGACTAATGATACTTCGGGAGTGGTTTCTATTACTGGTGGAACTAATGCTGCAGTGGGAGCAGATGTATTTATAGACTTTAATACAAATTCCCTACAGCTTTCTAGTTTGGGTGGTAACTTACCTATTTCAAGACTTCAAGATCCTTCTTCTGCAGAATGGATTACTGAGACAATAACGATTATAGACGGGGGAACTTTCTAATGGCCATACCCAATTCACGGGCATCATTAATTTCTTATTGTAAAAGAAAACTTGGTCATGGGGTCATTGATATTAACATTTCAACAGATCAAGAAGATGATGTTGTAGATGAAGCACTTCAGTATTATCAGGATTATCATGTTGATGCAATTCAGAGAACTTTTTTAAAACATCAATTAACTTCTACAGATATTACTAATGAGTATATAACTATATCTGATGCAATAACAGGGGTTGTAAAAGTTTTTCCTATTGGGGGAACTAATGTTACTAATAACAGTATGTTTAATGTGAAATATCAACTAAGATTAAATGATTTATTTGATCTGGCCGATGTTGAAATGATTCACTATAGTATGGTTATGGATCACTTAGAACTTTTAGATAATTTATTAGTAGGAACAAAAACATTTGATTATAATCGACATATGGATAGATTGTATATCTATATGGATTGGGAAAGTGATGTTGAGGCAAATGACTATATTGTAATGGAAGTTTATCAAATAATTGCACCAACTACTTTTACCAATGTCTATAATGATTTATGGCTAAAGAGATATACGACAGCTTTATTAAAAAGGCAATGGGGTCAGAATTTGAAAAAATTTGATAGCATTACATTGCCAGGCGGTATTACGTATAATGGTCAATCTTTATATGATGAAGCTAATACGGAAATAGAAAATTTAGAGAGTGCTATTTTAACAAATCACGATACTTTACCATCTATGATTATAGGTTAAAAATATGGCTACAAATTCATATTTTACTCATAATACTTCAGTTGCAGAACGTGCTTTGGTTGATGCAATGGTTGTTGAATCAATTCAAATTGCTGGGTTGGATATTAAGTATTTACCAAGAACTAATTCTAATATTGATGCATTGTTTGATGAAGCAGAAAAAAGTTCTTTTAGTACAGCATATACAGTAGAAGTGGTGGTTCATGAAGATAATCAAACTGGATTATCTGGTGATGGGGATCAGATAACAAGATGGGGATATGAAGCAAGAGATGCTATAAAATTGACTGTATCTAAAACCAGATTTGAAGCAGTAGTAACTGCGGGTGATGCAACAATTACTCAACCAAGAGAGGGAGATTTGATATATTTCTCTTTAGGTGATCTTCAACAATTATACGAAATTACTTTTGTTGAAGATCAAATGCCCTTTTATCAGTTAGGGTCAAGATATACTTATGAGATAGACTGTTCATTGTTTAAGTTTTCTGATGAATCATTTAATACTGGGGTTGAAGATATTGATGCAGTTGAAACTATTAGATCATATAGTATTGATTTAGTTTTAGCCTCAGGTTCAGGAAATTATACAGTAGGAGAAACAGTATATCAGGGAGCAAATTTAGGAGCAGCCACAGCTCAGGGAGAGGTTGCAACTTGGACAACAGGAACGAATACATTAAGGGTGATTAATATATCAGGAGAGTTTGTAGCTTCTTCCAATGTTATCGGTAATAGTAGTTCAACCACAAGATCGTTGACTACAGCAGATACACAAGAGTTACCAAGTGATATGTTAGCACAAAATAAAGAAATTGAAACTGCAGCAGATGGTGGAATAATTAATTTCACCGAGACTAATCCGTTTGGAGAATTTTAATGTTAGGTACAAGATTTTATAACGAATCTATTAGAAAAGTTTTAGTTGCATTTGGTTCGTTATTCAACAACATTGATATTCAACGGAGTGATGGTACAAACACAGAAATTATTAAAGTACCTTTGTCTTATGCACCAAGAGCTAGATTTCGTCAAAGATTAGCTGCAGATCAAACAGATGGCACTGAAGTAGAAGTTAGTTTACCTAGAATGTCTTTTGAATGGACAGATATATCATACGATTCTGCTAGAAAGTTGAACACTATGCAGAGGATGGTGTCCATTAATAGTTCTGACGCTACCAAATTAGATTATAGGTGGCAAAGAGTTCCATATGAACTAACCTTTAATGTTGGTATTTACGCTACAAATACAGAAGATGGTTTAAAAATAATAGAACAAATTTTACCATTCTTTACTCCTGAATTGACAGTTACTATAAGTGATGTTGTTGCAACCGACGTGCCAATCGTGTTGACCAGTGTATCCCAAGAGGATACTTGGGAGGGTGGTTTTCCAGAAGAAAGAAGATATGTAGTTTGGACATTAGATTTTAGTGCAAAAACTTATCTATATGGCCCATCTAAAACCTCAAAAGTTATAACTGAAGTCATAACTCAATTATATACTAATGATAATTTAATGGTATTAACTATGAGTTCAGGTGGATCGCGGGATTATAGAGTAGGAGAAACTATTTATCAGGGAGATAATTACACTGATTCAGATGTTCAAGGAATTGTTGAAAGTTGGAATAGTTCAAATTATCAATTAACAGTCAAAAATGTTCTTGGTAGTTTCACTGCTAATAAAAAAGTTTTTGGTATAGACTCTAATGCTGAATGGACTTTGAGTAGTTCTACTACAGGATTACAAGATACACAATCCGCATCACTTAGTACAGCTAATGTTAGAATAACACAAACACCAAATCCAAATAGTGCAGATGCTGACGATGAGTATAATGTAACAGAAACCATACTCAAGAGAGATTAAAATGAAAAAGATGGATATAAGTTTAGATGGACTTTTTGACATTGATGGTGAACGAGAGGAAGTTGAAAAAACTAAAGAGATTGAAAAAGTATCTGTAGTTTCTGATGTTGAAAATCGTGAAGTTGATGTTAATGCCGATTATATCCAAAGTCGTGAAAATTATTATGAGTTAATTGATAAGGGTAAGATAGCTCTTGACGGTATTTTAGAGGTTGCACAAGAAAGTGAACATCCTCGTTCATATGAGGTGGCAGGTCAGATATTAAAAAGTGTTTCCGAATTGAATTCACAGCTGATTGATCTACAGAAATCTATGGCTGATCTTGAAGCTACTAAAAGAAAAGGTAATACCACAAAAGTAACTAATGCTCTTTTTGTTGGGTCTACCAAAGATTTACAGAAGTTGTTAAAAAATGGCGGAAACGATTAATTATCTCGGAAATCCTTTACTTAAAAAACCCAATGTTCCTTTTGATTTTACAGAAGAACAGATTGCGGAGTATATAAAGTGTAAGGATGATCCCATATATTTTATTAAAAATTATATGAAAATAGTCCATGTCGATCATGGATTAGTTCCTTTTGATTTATGGGATTTTCAGGAAGATATGATAAGAACTTTTTATGAGGATAGGTTTGTAATCTGCAAGATGCCACGTCAAACAGGTAAATCTACCACTATTATAGCGTTCTTATTACATTACGTTTTATACAATCAAGATGTTAGAGTTGGGATTTTAGCTAACAAGGGAGCCACAGCTAGAGAATTATTGGGTCGATTACAACTGGCATATGAAAATTTACCTTTATGGTTACAACAGGGTATTGTTGAGTGGAATAAGGGAAGTATAGAATTAGAAAATGGTTCTAAGATGTTGGCATCATCTACTTCATCTAGTGCAATCAGGGGTGGAACTTTTAATATAATATTTTTAGATGAATTTGCTTTTGTTCCAGAACATATAGCTGAAGAATTTTTTAGATCAGTATATCCTACAATTTCATCTGGTAAAAGTACTAAGGTTTTAATAGTATCTACACCAAATGGTATGAATCAGTTTTATAAGATGTGGATTGATTCAGTTGAGAAAAGAAGTGATTATACTCCAATTGATGTTCACTGGTCGCAAGTTCCCGGCAGAGATGATGAATGGAAAGAACAAACTATTAGGAATACCTCAGAAGATCAATTTAGAGTAGAATTTGAAACTGAATTTATAGGTTCATCTAATACTTTAATTTCACCCACCAAATTAAGACAGATGACATTTAAGCCACCCGTATATGAAAAGGATGGATTGAATATATGGGAGTTACCTAAAAAAGATAGAACATATTTTATGACTTGTGATGTTGCAAGGGGTGCAGGGAAGGATTTTTCAGCATTTACTGTTCTTGATATAACAGATGTTCCTTATAAATTAGTTGCAAGATATAAAGATAACAACATATCTACATTATTATACCCAAATGTTATATATAAGACAGCAACTGACTATAACAGTGCTTGGGTTTTGGTTGAGGCAAATGATATTGGTGGTCAAGTTGCAGATACTTTGTATTATGATATGGAATATGAAAATTTAATATCATCAACAGTTAAGGGTCGGGCTGGTCAAATTGTTAGTGCTGGATTTGGAAAAGATACTTTATTTGGAATAAAAACAACAGCCCAAGTAAAAAGAATTGGATGTCAAACTTTAAAAACTATAATTGAAGAAAACCAGTTATTGATTTTAGATTTTGATACTGTTGCTGAACTAACTTCTTTTTCTGTTAGGGGTAAGAGTTATGCAGCAACTGAAGGAAATCACGATGATCTAGTAATGACATTGGTTTTATTTTCATGGATGACTACACAGAGGTATTTTAAAGATTTATTAGATCAAGATTTAAGATTAAAATTATTTGAGGAAAGGATGAAACAGTTAGAGGATGAAATTTTACCATTAGGCTTTGTCTCAGATGGAACAGAGGAAGATATTTTTATAGATTCTGATGGAGAAAGATGGACAGTAGTGGGAGATTATGATTTCACGAATGCAATATAGGTTATTTTATTGCATTTAATCATACTCAAAAATGTATTTTTATAAATAATACTAGAAAACAAAACAAAGTTATCATGAATTTTATTTATAGAAATTTAAAGGAGAAAAGACATGGCATTTCAAGTTAGTCCAGGCGTAAATATATCAGAAGTTGACTTAACTAATGTTGTGCCTCCAGTATCAACGTCAGATGCAGCTTTTGCTGCAGCGTTTCAATGGGGGCCTATTGATTACATAATCAACGTAACATCCGAAAATCAGTTAGCTGAGATTTTCGGTAAACCAGATGCAGATACAGCTGTAAATTGGTTGACAGCAGCTAATTTCCTTTCATATGCAGGTTCTTTACAAGTTGTAAGAACATATGATGCACATCTAAATGCTGTAGATACTGGATCTGGAGTATTAATTAAAAATATAGACCATTACAGTATACTACAACCATCTGGTCTTGCAGGTTCATTCTATGCAAGATATGCAGGTGTATTAGGGAATAGTATAGATGTTTCTGTTTGTCTTAAAGGCGGATTCGGCCCGAGATCAGGAGCTCAAGGTGGTGCAGTCGAAGGAGCTGTAGCAGCTGGAGCTACTGTAGTGAATGTAGAAACAGGTGATGGAGCTAATTTTAGAAGATGGGATACTATTACTTTTGCATCAGATTCTACTGAATATACAATAACATCTATTAATACAGATGCCCTAACAATTCGTCAAAAAGGTGGAAACGCAGTTGACGGTCTGAAAAATGATGTAGCTGATGCAGTTGAAATTACAGCTACTTGGGGATTTGCTCATCTGTTTGATTCAGCTCCAACAACCAGTACATATGTTGCTGAAGCTGGTGGTGCCGATGATGAACTTCATTTAGTCGTGGTTGATGCTACTGGTGATTTAAACTCTAGTGGAATACAGGGATATGCTTTAGAGAAATTTGCAAATATGTCAGGTGCATCTGATGCTAGAAAACCTGAAGGTGGTAGTAACTACTATAAAGATGTATTAAGAGATAATTCTGTATATATCTATGCTGGAAATGCTGAAGTAGATGCTAATTTTACAGAGACTAGTTCAGCCTCATCAATTTCTTTGAATGCTGCAAATACAGCTCCAGATCATTATACTTTAATAAATGGTGCTGGTAATAATAGTAATGCTAATGCAGCTGGTAAAAGATATGGGGCAGATACAGGATATGGCTTATTCCGAGATGCTGAAGCAACTGATGTTGGTTTAATTTTCTTGGGTGAAGCTGATCAAACTTTAGTTCAAAGTGTAATTGATAATGTTGCTGAAGTTAGAAAAGACTGTGTAGTGTTTTTCTCTCCTGAATCAGCTGATGTTATAGGAGCTGCATTATCATCTTCTACACAAACAACAAATGTTACAGGATTCAAAAGTAATGTAAATAGAAATACTTCATATGCATTTATGGATTCTGGGTGGAAACGTACTTATGATAGGTATAATGATCTATATCGCAATCTTCCCCTGAATGGAGATATTGCAGGTCTTTGTGTCCGTACAGATCAAAACAGAGATGCATGGTTTAGTCCAGCTGGTTTTAGTCGTGGTCAAATTAAAAACGCAATTAAACTCTGGTATAATCCAGTTAAAACAGAAAGAGATACTCTATATAAAGCAGGTATTAATCCAGTAGTAGGAATGCCGGGTCAGGGTATTTTACTATTTGGAGATAAAACACTTTTAAGTAAACCAAGTGCTTTTGATAGGTTAAATGTCAGACGGTTGTTTATTGTTTTAGAGAAAGCTATTTCACGTGCAGCTAAGTTTTCATTGTTTGAATTCAATGACGAATTTACACGTGCACAATTCAAGAATATGGTAGAGCCTTTCTTGAGAGATATTAAAGCTAGACGAGGAATTTATGATTTTCAAGTTGTCTGTGATGGAACAAACAATACATCTAGTGTAATCGACAGAAACGAATTTGTTGGTGATATATTCATCAAACCAGCTCGATCAATTAACTTCATTCAACTTAACTTTGTTGCTGTTGGATCAGGTGTTAATTTCTCAGAAGTAGCTGGGTCAGTATAATAAGGAGTAAAGGAAAATGGCTTTTAATGTAAACAACTTTAGATCTGCACTACCTGGCGGTGGTGCAAGAGCTAATTTATTTGAAGTTCGTATTCCAAGTCCGCCAGGGCTAAGTGGTTTACCAGATGATGCATCACGTAAAGTCAGACTTCTGTGTCAGACTGCCAGTATACCAACTGGAACTATCGAACAAACAGAATTAAATTATTTTGGCAGAGTTTATAAAATTGCTGGAACAAGAACATTTGAAGATTGGGAAACCACAATATTAAATGATGAAGATTTTGCAATTCGTAGTTGGACAGAACAGTGGATGGATAAAATTAATGGTAATACCAGTAATATTTCATCCGAATCTGCTTTAAACCCAAATAATTATATGGTAGATGCTCAGGTAATCCAGTACGGTAAAAATGGAAAACCAATTAGACAGTATGCCATGTTGGGTTGTTGGCCAACTGCAGTCGCAGCAATCGAACTAGATTGGTCTACTAATAATGAAGTTGAAAACTTTGCTATTACTTGGGCTTATAGTTCTTGGGAATCAGTTGATGTTGAAGAACCAGCTTTCAGTTTTGATGGTTCAATTACTCTCCCAATATTCGGAACAATAGGGATTGGTAATTAGATAATCTCAATATAACGGGGATTATAAATAAAAACAAATAGAGTAAGGGTTATTTATGGCCTCAATATTTGGATTTGAAATAACTAAAAAGAAAAAAGAAGGTAAATCATTTACAGCACCTGAAGCTTCTGATGATGGTGCTGTAAATGTTGCCACGGGTAATGCTATAGCTCAATACCTTGATATGGAAGGTTCGATTAAGAATGAGATCGACCTAATAAACAGGTATCGAGATATGGCAAATCAGCCAGAATGTGATGCAGCAGTGGATGATATTGTCAATGAATCTATTGTCATATCATCTGAGAAGGAAAATGTATTAGATTTAGATCTATCTGATTTAGGTGCATCAGATAGCATTAAAGATAAAATTCACGATGAATTTAAAAACATCCTAAATATTCTTGATTTCAATAAAAAAGGATATGAAATATTCCGTAAGTGGTTTGTTGATGGAAGATTATATTATCATATGATTATAGACGAATCAAAGAAAAAACAAGGCATCCAAGAATTAAGATATATTGACCCAAGAAAAATAAGAAAAGTCCGTGAAGTAATAAAAGATAAAGCTAATAATGGCACTGAGATTGTTAAAGGTACAGTTGAATATTTTGTATATAATGATTCAAAACTTCAAGCAACTAGTCAATCATTAGAAGGTGTTAAAATTTCGGTAGATTCGGTAGCACATGTATTATCGGGATTGTATAATCATGGTAAAGCTACTACCATCAGTCATTTACATAAAGCAATCAAACCATTAAATCAGTTACGAATGATGGAAGATGCGGTGGTTATTTATAGAATTAGTCGTGCACCAGAACGTAGAATTTTTTATATTGATGTGGGTAATCTACCCAAAGCTAAAGCAGAACAGTATCTTAGAGATAACATGAATCGTTATCGAAATAAATTAATTTATGATGCAGATACTGGAGAAATTAAAGATGAAAGAAAACATATGGCCATGTTAGAAGATTTTTGGCTTCCACGTAGAGAAGGTGGTAGGGGAACAGAAATTTCTACACTTCCCGGCGGTCAAAATTTAGGTGAAATGGAAGATGTAACATTTTTCCAAACAAAATTATATCAAGCATTAAATGTTCCACCATCCAGACTACAATCTGATTCAGGGTTTTCTTTAGGTCGAGAAGCAGAAATTACCAGAGATGAATTAAAATTTTCTAAATTTATTCAAAGATTGAGAAATCAATTTACATCTTTTTTCGATCAAATTTTAAAGGCCCAATTAATTCTAAAGGGTATTCTCAAAGTAGAAGATTGGGATAAATTTAGACCAATGATTCAATATAAGTGGGCAGAAGATTCTTATTATAGAGAAACTAAAAATTCTGAAATTTTGTTAGGTAGGTTAGGTCTATTAAGAGAAGTTTCTGAATATGCTGGTCGTTATTTCTCTATGGACTATATTAGACGTGAAGTCTTACAAATGACTGATGAACAAGTTAGAGAAATGGACAAAGCTATTAAAGCTGAAGTTAAGGGTGAAAAACTAAGCCCACAGACGACAATAGAATTTGGTGTTCATGGCCCTCAGATGGAAGAACCAGAACCACCACCAGAGGAACCAAAACCAGAACCAAAAAAGCCTAATGAAGAACAGTTAAATAGTGAATTTAATGATTATTTTTCAGATGAATTGGAGAAAGTATAATGGATATTAAAGATTTAGTTAATAGTATTTTAAATCAGGATGCAACTATAGCTAGCAATATACTCGATACAGAAATGAAAAAA